ACTGCGACAGCGCGCCACCGGCAACACCGCCAAAGTTGGTGAACGCAGTCTGCGCCGCCTGCTGCATCGGCGACGGAGCAGCAGCCACTTGAGCGGCAGTCAAATCGCGTCCGTACATTCTGGACTGTTGCTCCTGCAACGCCCCAATCCGTTGAGACGGCGTGATGAACATGCTGCTCACCGAGAACGGTTGAGCCATGCCAAAAGTCCGCTGTTGCTGGATGAAGTTCTGAGCTTGAGCAAGACCCTGATTCTGGAGCTGCATCCCAGTCAACCCCAAGTCGCGAGCGGTTAGCGCACGTCCAAATCCAGATCCGCCACCAAATCCTCCAGACAAAGCTCGTCCAGCGGCAGAGCGTTGAACCTGAGCAGAAACCTCTGGTGAGATTTCGCCTCGCAAGGCCGACCCAATGTTCTTGCCAGCCTGCTGAATCAACTGGTCATAGCCAGGAATTGCGCGACGAAGCTGCGCCTCAAGCTGAGACTGCTCAGCGGCGGTCGTCTTGGTGGCCAACTCAGTTGCAGGCTCAAGCGATGCGATATTCTGCTGAATCGCCTTTTGCTGTTCTCCAGCAAAATCAATCGGCTTCAGCTCAGGCACCTTTGGCTTGCGTCCGCCGAAAAGCCCACCGAGCAAACTACCGGCAGCGGAGATTCCCGCTCCACCCAAAATTGCAGCTCCAAGTCCTATTGCCATAAATTATCCTTTTGGTTCAGAACCATTGCGAGAATCCACCGCCATTCAATCCTACACCGACCATGCGTATCGTCGCGACAGCGTCGCCCAGATACTGCATCGTCTGCTCCTGCACAGCTTGAACAGCTTTGGCTTCGTAGGCCACTGCTTCCTGAATCAAATCGTTCTCTTCCTTTCGAATGGCCATGACCATCAGCTTGATGGCATCAGCGCACGGAGGAATAAGGTAGTCATTGACGCTCGTCGCGTTGATGTGGCGCATCTTCGCCATCACAGTCACCGGCTTATCCTCGTCGTTGTTACAACGATCTGTCAGGTAACTGCGACGATACTGCGGCAAAGTTTCATCAGGGTCGTAAACTGCCAGATCCGTTTCCAGAGCGGTCGTCGCATCGTACTCGTACAAACGGCTGACCGTGTTCGTGGCTTCACGAATGACGCCGGTCAGTTCGATAAATTTCTTGGTAGACTGAACGTACGGCAAAGCGAGCGTCAGCTTTTCTCCGTCAATCCACGCGCCACCGGACTGCGTTCGAATCCACTGACCGTTCTGATCAACACCTTGCAGCGTGATGGTTTTGCCGACATCCGAAGCGTCGCCAGGGTAGACTCGAAGATAGCTGTTAGTACCGCCAGACATGTCGCGGTAAGAAACCACAGTACCACGATCAATAAGCTGCTTCCCAACGCACACTTGATTGCCATTGAGAAGTCCATATCCGGTTTCCTGAAACTCGAACCATTGATTGCGAACCGTTCCGACTCCGCAGCAGTCAGCTACAGCCTCGATGGTTTCGATCTGTCGCGGCCAAGTGATGCAGCCACCTACGGTGTGGATCGTGAAGCGTCCGTACGCTCCAGCCCACAACCCTTTGTGTAGAAGCCTTCGACACGCCTGATTGATGTAATCATAAACGCGCGCATCATCGACACATACTCCGATGACACGGGCGATTGTGGAGCGAATGTCCTGAACGATTAGCTTCATTTGGTGTAATAGACTCGGCCAGTTCGCTTGATAAAGTAAACACCGTAAAACGGCGGAAGATTGTTGTGGGCAGCATTTCCACCTGTATTCGCAGCAATAGCGTCAACATCTGGATCTAGCGTTGAGCTTGGGAAAACTGTCACGTTGTTTGTAAGCGTGGGAGATGATGTTCCGCCGTCCGCAGCTACCCTAGCGCCGTCTTCTCCGCCATGACCGAACACTTTAATCGCAACATTGTGCGTATGAGTCGGCATTTCAGCCGTCGTCAGCAGGTGTTGATCTTCTCCAGCAACAGCGGTCGAGGTGGTCGTTCCATTGACGCTAACAACTCCACTCGCCGCAAACGTGCCAGCTCCAACCGGGAATCGAGCTTCGAATGCGGTGTCAATTTCCCACATTGAACCGGCGTAAGGATTGCCAGAGTAGACAGTTCCATCTCCGCCATCGTACGACAGCACATCAGTGCTTGTTCCAACAAAAATACGACGCTCAGAACTTCCAGCCGCAACCGGATTTTGGCGCGCCCAATATCCGCCGTTGAACACCCACCAATTCCCATTCTCATCCAACCACGGATAAATCTGATTGTTCAGCGCAGGAACAGTCGGGCCAAAGTTGAAGAACGAGTTTCCAATCGCGCTATTAAACGTAGCTTGCGTGCCGCCGATGATATCGTTGGCCAACTGTTGGTAGTTGGACGGACAATAATTGTACGGAAGGCTTGGAGCTGTGAGCGTGATGAGCGTTAGATTTGCCATACTATTCCGATGAGTAGAGAAGTGGATTTATGTCGCAACCTTCAAGAATCTTGCACCCCTGGAACGTCCTGCACTCGCCAACGGCAGATTCCTGAACGTCGTAAGCGTGAACTCGAATGCTCTTGATGCGGCAGTAACCGGAAATCGAGATGTTAAGCTGAACCTCGTAAAGATTCCTGGTTGGAGTGCTGATCGTGGAATTACACGGGATATCCGTAGGAGTCGGCAACCGCATCTTCGGCCTGTACTGAGGCTGAAAGTTGCTTATCGGACAAAGGTTATCACACTGCGTCGTAATCGCGCACTCACTCCATTCCGCCCATTCAAGCCAGCTAGGGTATTGGTCGGGGCGATACTCCACGTTGAATCCGACGTTGCCATCTAGCGAGTCGATGAAAATGTCGCCCGAATCGAGCTTCTTCAGTCCGAACGGAAGCTCGAAATTGTAGGCGCGAGTCTGAACCAACCATTGAATCTCCTTCTTTGGATCGGATAGATTCGAATCGAACTTGCTGGTCTTGCTGACCTCCCAAATCTGGATTGTGTTGTCCGATCCGCGAGCGATTGCGAAACAAGCGTCTCCGTAAGCGTTCTCGGTCTTGAGAATCTGCAACACATCCAATCCGGTCCAGATTCCAGCCCAAGCAGGAGGAAATTTTTTCCTCAGCGAGGTAATCAGATCGAAATCAAGAACCATCAACGCCTTGTGAATGACGCCCTGAGCGTTGTACCGAGGCTGACTTGTCATCAGCAGACGGTTGTCAAACACGACCGCAGAACTGGCCCACAGCAAATTCGTCTGATCGTTCTCTGCGATGTTTAGGATTTCGTTGCTGATGGGTGTATTTCCCCAATCGTTGAACGAACGACGAGCGATGATGAACGAGCGAACTCCATCGACAGCTCGGTAGAAAACGTCTCCGTTAACCGTGATGGCAGACCTAGAGCCAAGCGCGCCACTGGTCAGCAAGCTGATAGCCTGAATCGGATAATTCAGGTTCTTCCAAGTATCACGATCTACTGGAGCTTGGATGCTGAAAACGTATCGCGGAGTGAAGACGAGAAGCGGCCCTTGCCCAAGCGACGTATCTGGATTGCCGGGGACGGCCATTGCCGTGATGCCTCCTGAATCCGACGGAACCGCGAAGTCTCCGCCCTCATTAAGGAAGGTGTTCTCGGTTTCCTTGAGAACACTGGCTCGCGTTCCATCCCCATAAACGATGTCAGTCGCTCGAAACGAAAACCCGTCAGGAAGCGCGTACCAGATGCGTCCATTGACGTAGGACATCATCTTCCCGGTCTTTATTTCGTCGTCGGTTGCGCGGCGCAGATTCGTTCCGTTGAAAATCAGCGGCTTGCTGAATCCATCTTGAATGACGACAAAGTTCTCCGCTTGAACCATCCATCCATCAAGCAGGTTGGAAGGATTCTCAAGATTCGGAGAAACCGTCAAATTCTGGGCGTTATTTTGAAGGCAGTCGTAAAGCCACACTTTACCACTGATCAGCATCAGAATGAACGTCTGACCGTTGTCTCCGATGTACGGAAGCGCGCACTGGAATGTGCCTGTCAGACTTTGAGAGCCATAACAATTCTCCGACCATCCATCAGCCGTCACGTTGGTTTGATCTGCCGTAATCTCAGCATTGTCCGCTGTAATCGTCGTGCAGAGATTGTAATCCTTCTGAACGAAACCGGGGCGAGGAGAAATGAAACTCTGCCGGAAGCTGGCGTTCACCGCAAACGCCACCTGATTCTTGTCCACCTCAGACGGCATGACACCGGCATCAATGCCACCTTCAAAGGTGACAGATCCGTCCGTGTACCTTCGTGGTGCGCGTTCGCTCATGGTTTAAGCCTGAATACGCTGGATGGAGAATGAAGAGCCAACTGCTAACGAAGGAGTGTTTGTAGCAATAGAAAAATAGATTTCGTAAAAATCAGAAACAGACGCTTGATCTGTGATTTCAACAGCAATCGGCTGTTCGTTTGCAACAGTAAAAGGAGCGCGGAACTGAAGACAGCTATAGATTGGTGAACCGTTCCTTCTGATTTGTATAACAATATCTGAAACACCACCCCCTGCCGATAGTTGCAGCAATGCGCTTACCCTGTAGTAACCTGCGTAAGGTACAGTAAATCTACCGTTTGCAGCAGTAAAACCAGAAGCCGTGTCAATTCCTGAATAGGTGGTTGATGGGTATGTGGTGGAATTAAAAGGATTGGCTGGTGCCGAAATACTCGGCGCACTCGATGTCACCCTCCGCGTAAACGTGACGTAGTTGAATGAAGATCCTCCGGTTGTGGCGGCGATGGTAATCGTTCCAGCGCCAGGAGTAATCGTGACGTTCGAACCAGCGGTTAGGCTTGCGAGAGCAAATCCAGAACCGTTGCCAATGAGCAGTTGGCCATTGCTTGGAGTAGAGGACAAATTTGTCCCACCTTTCGCAATCGGAAGAACCCCGCTGATGTCCGCTACAGGAACAGAGGCAACAGTCGAAACAGCACCAAATCCACCAGATCCTTGAGTTTTAAGATAACCAGCAG